ACTGGCCAAGGTTGAACTTGAACTGTATTTTCTGGAAACAAGTCAATAATTTCTTTCCATGATTTTTTCTTTTTATCTGATGGTACTCCACCTGCAACACTCCATTTATCATCAGTTAAATGAACAGTAACTGGAGTATTATGTGCTTTTCCGTATTGATAAGCAAGAAGAATACTTTGTATTCTATCACCTAATCCAGGAGTTGTGTATGGTCTATCACCAGAGCGAATGCTCTTAGATCGTAATGCTATATGTTTCAACTAGATTGCCCTAATTGTTTCCAATCATCTCCATAGCCAATTATGCAAATGCTATTGTATGAAGGATGATATTCTAATATGCTAAATGTTTTGGTTTTTATATTAACAAATATTTGTACTGGTACATGTGCCGGTATATCTGAAAGACCGTCTTTGTCTCGAACTTTAACACTTTGTACTCCAGTGAACAATGGTATTTCGCCTTTAGCTTCTATTGTTTTTAACGCTATTTCTTTTTGTTCACACATTACTGGCTTTTCATTCCATTCTCCAGCTTCACTGTCGTATGGCCAGAATAATATTGATGCTGTTAATATCCAAAATACTGCAAATAAGTACGCTAAAATTTTCATATCACTTTCTCCATTAATTGCTCTATATTTTCACCTGCATTAGGTAATTTATCTTTAAGAAAGAAATGTACAAAATAAGCTTCTTTAATCTTATCGTCTGGTATTGCAGTAAACAGTGCATTCCATTTCCAATTAAGATATTGTTGCTCCATTTTTTCTTTCTTAACCCAATAGTTTAATAATGTTTGATCAGTACTCCATTTCCATGCACCTTGACCATCGACAAAGTCTTTAAACTCTGGACGTTGAATAAATTGTTTTCCAGTTTGTCCATTTAAATATTTAGTAATTTTTTTATCCATGAGCATGAGACCCATGTTATAGAATAATGCACCATCTTCATTCCATTCCCAATCAACTTTACCAAGATTGGCGTATTGCATCCTTGTATAACCAGCTAATTTTTGTTTGTACCACGGGAGGATTGGTGCCATTCTTTCCACAACTCCGGCAAACTCAGTGGTTCCACCGAAATTATCCAATTCCAAGAAGATGTTTGGTGCTTCAGGACGCACCCAGATATCGGCATCAATAATGCAAATTTGGTCATACCTATCAAAATAATCAAAAGCATTTTCTTTTTCATAAATTGGTAAGAACCCTCCATATTTTTCATACGATTCTTTACTACGATTAGTAGCAAAAATATCTGGCTTTATCATCATTATTGGTCGATTTTGACATACATAATCAATATCATATTTAAGAGCATATTCCATTACAGATTTTGTACAATGGTCATAAAGTCTTGAACGGTTACCAGTGTAAACTTGATATATCAATCTTTTCATTTTTTAAATATTAGAAGTTCGCTATTAACGCCCCTCTTCCTGTCTATAACTTTTCTTTCTATATTTTGTAAACCAAAATCATGATATAGCAAATGAATTAGCTCTTCACTACTAATTTCAAGCGGATCTAGTTCTCTTGAAACCATTTCTCTACCTTGAGCCAAATCAATGCAAAGTAAACCATCTTCATTAAGTTGATCGATCCAAGTTCTTAAACATTTCTTGGGGTCATACGAATGATCTAAAGAATTACTATATAAAATATCAAATTTATTAATATATTCTTTTATAGGTTCGTGGAAATCGTGTTGAATGGTATTTGGAAACTCGGTTGCTGTATGAGATATTTCTGTTCCTATTACAGTAGCATCTGGTATATTTTTTCGAAACCATTTTTGTTCTGAACCATTTCTAGTTCCATGGCAGATAATATATTGAGCAGGTCGTTTTATAGACACACCATCTGGGTTACGAAATAAATTACAAATATAATCTATACAACTTTCATCGGCCCAAACATTTGTTAGTTTAGATGCATTTCCGTTAGTTTGTACTTTAACATATTCTTCATAATTTTTGTATTTCCACAGTTTCATAACGAAATCCTTTATTTATTTTTTAGATGGGGTATTTTTTTGAGCTAATGCTTCTTTCCCATAGAATGCAGCAACAATAGCAGCAACAGAGACAAAATATACTGCAGCCATATCTCCTAATATCTTTGCAGCATTATCAAGATTAAATAATGTTGCTATAACTACAATAGCAGGATAAAGTAGCATCCCACCAAGAGCAAACCATGCCATATTTCTCTGTGCATCTTGTTTTTTATCTTCGTTCTCTAATTGTATCAATTTTTGTTCCATTTCAAATTCTTCATCAGTTACTATACCATCGCCATCTTTATCAAATGATGCGTACTTGCTTCCTGGTTCCAGTTGTTTTTGTGCAGCCATCTGCAAACTCCTTTATTTTTTTCGCAATTTCTTTTGCTTCTTTAAATCCATCACGAAGAGAATTAGACCTATGGCCATTCTTTAAAAACCACTCTATAGTATCTATAGCAGATCCATCTGGTTTACTATAACTTTTAGTTAAAAATTCAAACTCGCTTCTTAGTTGTATAATCTGTGTTAATTGCATCAGTGCCCAAACATCTTTCTTGTTTTATATTCATTAATAGTATCTTTTAATAATTTAGTCCAGTTATCTCTGTGTTCAACAAAAATTGCTGGTTTTTCATGGTCAACGTCCATAACAATAACAATATTTGGAATAGACATTCCGGTTCTTTCTTCCCACATTATAGCATAAGCAGCTCCTTGAGCAAAATAATTATGAATCCATTCTTTCTTTTTAAGTTTACGAGATGTTTTAAAATCTATTATTGAAGGTACACCATTAAATTCTGCTATACAATCACATCGACCAGCTATTCCAAGGTAATTACTATAAAGTGGAAGTTCTAAACCAAAGATTGTTCCAACAGATTCATCAAGTACTGGTCTTAAATTTTCTAAACTTTGTCTTATATGGGGTAAAAATTCTATAGTATCTTCATTATTTAAATATTTTTCAACTATAGTATGAACATTTGTTCCACGTCTAGAAGCCACACCACTTATTCGATTTGCTTCTTTTTCACCTACTCTTTTACGCCAAGCTCTTATAGAATCTTCGCTAAGAATACTTAGAACTGTTGTGATACTAGGATAAGACTTGCCGTCAGGAGCATAATAAGTTCTCCCAGCATCGGTTGTTTCTGCAACCATGTCATCATATCCAATATCAACTTTTTCATGTTTGAACATCTTTTTCATTTAGTATTTCATCCTGCATATAGTTAATGTTAACAATTAATCTTCTCTTTGCAGAGGTAAGATTAGTTCCAGCGTGTTTATGGTGAGAATCAAAAGAAATAAATCTATTTGCTATACTATCAATTCTTTGACCATCTTTAAAATATGTATACCCATCAGTAGTATCAATTATATAAATGCCTGTCTTACATTTTATATCAGTGTCATTATGTACAGGATATTCTATTATCTTTTTAGACCACATTGTTGCGTTTACTTTGATTCTAATTAAAATTACAGGCTTTAATTTTGTAATTAAAGGCTGTACTATTGGAAAGTGTCTACTCTTATATGGCCCTTGATGATAATACATAGGATGAAAATATTGATAATTATATAATTCTTCTTTCTCTTTAGGATGTCCAGACTTAGGAGAAAAGTGCCACTCAAAATTTCGATTTTCTAAATCTTTCTTTATACGATAATGATCTTCTTTACTTAAGAAGTTATCAATTATCTCATACACCGGTTTTGTTTTTATTTCCATAATTATACTCAAATATGTCTTTCATTGCGTCTTTTGTTAAACAATAAATTGCTTCAGGCGTGTGCTTGTAATTATATGATGCACTTGCAACTTTATATATGTCCATGTAATTACCAGAGACGTATTTCTGGCATTCTTCCATTTTTTCAAATGATGGAGTTTTAAATATATACAGAGGTCTTTCTATGTCATACATATTAGTCATTAAGAATGATACTACTAAAAAGAATTTCATTTTTATACCTTTATAGTGTTCCCTGCACCAGAACCTTTTTTCATTTGTTTTAATCTATCTTTCCAGCCATCATCTGTTTTAGATAATAAACTACCACGCATTGCTATCATTCCAGGAAACTTAAGAACTTTTATACAATTATGTTTCTTAAGATATGCATCTAACTCGTCTGACTTGCATTCGATATCGTATTCATCTCCTTCTTCAAGAGGTTTTACTGTATACTTAGGCACCTTTATATCCTTCCCACCAATCTGGAGCTGGTCTTTTCCATTCCCATTTAGCAAAATCTTTTGCATAGTGATAATAGTTTCTATAAGCTTGAACTGCATCACCAGGGACTTTACATTCCGGATAGTTATTCATAGCCTGTGCGAACTCTGTTAGCCCAATATGTGGAATCTTTTCCGGTGGAGCTGCAAGTATCTTACCAAGTTTTGTAAAAGTTACATGTTCTTTATTTCTACGATACTCAAACTCTCTAGACATAGAAACAAAATGACCATAATGCCAGTCATAATTTTGTTTACTTGCCATAGTCCATATTGTACAAGGATGATTCTTGTGAACGGCTGCATAATATAAACTATCACGAATATCACCAAAAGCATAATAAGTCTGTTCTGTTTTACCAGATCTTGACCTACGTTTTTCTGGTTTACCATCAAGAAGCCTATGCGCCGTGCTAAGCATTTGTGCAGATTCCAAAATCATCTTAGGAACATGCCTATCACATAGCATTTGAGCTGCTTTAACTGGATTTTTATCCAATACAAAAATATTCATTTATCACCTTTCAAATAATATTATTATAACATAATTTACTTCATTTGTAAATATTTATATTTTTCTTTAAGTCGAAATGTACACCTCCGGTACTTTTGTTAATTTAATTTGTTTTTCTATGAAAATTCTTCTCTTAAGAATCTTATTCATTCGATTAATCCTACCTCTCTTTTTTAGTTTTGAAGCTTGAATATTTAAATCTTTAACAATTTGTAGTACCATAGTTCTGCCTTTCTATAGAGTTAGTCTTTCAGCAGATTTGGAAAGGCCTCCTCTATTACAGGTCTTGATAGACCCTTAATTTTTTCTTTATTCATCATTGAAATAACTATCTTAGCATCCTCTGGATGTATGCCCTCTAAAACTCCTATGAATATAGATTCTCTTTTAACTGGAGACATCTTATCACCTATGCCGCCTTTAGCAAAATATCTAAATTTTTTATTTTCATTTGTTAAATTTGCTGGATGACTATGAGCTGGAGATGCTGTATATGGTGGTTCTCCTCCGGGTAAATTCCACTGTATAGTAGAATCCATAGAGCCTCTTATTATATCTTTTAAAGCCCATGTTTCGTTTTCTTTTAAAACACGAACTTTTTCGCTACGAGTGCGAGCCTTGGTTACGTCTTCAAGGACTTCAAAAACATATTGTTTCATTAAATAAACTCCTGTACACTATCAATCAAATTATTACAACGCTTAGCTACTAGATAAGGAAATACTTTACTTCTTTTGCTCCACATAGAAGCTGCGTCTTGGTCCATAAAACTATTTATAATCTGTTTTCTTAACTCTTCTGGGGTTTCAGTTAAGTCAATTAATTTTTTATTTCTACAATAATTACGATACCAAGATGCTGCATATAATAGTTCACCTTCTTCAAGGTCTTCTATTATGTTATCTATTTTCTTCTGAGTTACTGGTGTTTGTCTAAACCCTTCAACAAATACGTTATCATCTGATAATATATTTGGTACACCATCGCCTTTATCACCTTTGATGATATGAGTTTGCAAATATACTCTTGGATTCTTTTCAACTATTTCTTTCTTTAATAAAGGAGAATACTGTCTAACATAGTTATATTTTTGTAATTGTACAAAGTCTCTATCAGAAGATACAATCATTATTTTTTCTGGATTAAAATCATTATTTTGATCTGGAAATCTAGTAACTAATGTACCTATAACATCATCTGCTTCGCATCCATCAACATGGATAACTGGGTATGGAAAGTTTTCTTTTATTTCTTCCCTTACCATGTTAAGTATTCGAAATGCTTCATTCCAATCAAAAGTAGATGTACCTCTATCTTTTTTTCTACTAGCTTTATACTGTGGAAAAGCTTTCCTACGCCAATTATTTGGAGCATCAACTGCTATAACTAATTCTCCAAACTCTTTTTTATGTCTTGTACGATACATTCTTAATGAATTAAGAATCATATGTCTTATAAGAGATTCATCAAATGTTTTATTAATAATGATACTCGCTAAAGCAATACCACTATAATCAACAATAATCATATTGTGTATCTCCTGTAAACATAAACATCCCATAGTGTAGCATTTTTCATACCACCTTTAGGGTCACCAAAGTAGTTGAAACCATTAGTTGGTTTTCTACCTTTCTTTTCAACACGAAATTTTCTATCCCTTGAATTACACGCACGTACAACAGCTTTTACCATTTCATATTGTTGCATATCATTTTGATTTTGTGGATCAAATCTACCAATCCATGATGGTGATCTGTCATGTTTACCTATATGAATACCCATATTAAACTCCCTTCATAATATAATCAAATTTCATAACCATGTTTCCAGTTAGACCCCAGAACATTTCATTTTCAGTAAGAGACTTTTCAGCATCTTCCTGAGTCATATAATCGGTGTACCTATCATAAGGTTGCACAAAACCTTCTGATTTATCGATTGAACCAACATACCAGCCAGCTGCTGATGCCATAACGATTGGCTCAGATACGCCCTTAGTATCGAATTTTATATCTTTTTGATCTTTTAATACTTGCATAACAACTCCTATTTAATTATTTAATGTATACATTATATCATACTTTTAAACAAATGTAAAGGAAAAAATCACCTTTAAAGTAAAGTTTTCACTTAACTTGTTAAGTGTTTTGCATGTATTCTACATCCAATGAAGTTGTTGAAATAGTCTTCTCTAAATAAAACGTTATTATCAAATTGGAGTTTTGCTTCATGATAAGACATCTCTCCTTTTGTTTTACAAAGTTTTAAGATTTCTCGTTTGAATTTATCTTGTCCATTTTGTTCTACAAGACTGCATACCGCATTTGACGACCCGAAGTAAGTCTTCCAGTCTGATTCTGTACGCGTACGTACACGTCTCTTACGTGTTTTAGTGATGGGTAATGTTTTAGGTTTCCAGAAGTTCTTCTTTCCAATATACTTTTTGTTGGAATGAAGTTCGGTGATTTGA